CTAGTAGCCATGCCCATCCTCTCTCTGTGAACCAGCCTTTCCGTAGGAAAAAAGGCTGGTGAACTTCTTGTCGTCCATGCTATACATAAGGGCGGGGTTTGTGTTGGGCATACTTTGTATATCCATGTAACCATTAACTAACCGATATAACTTTGTTAGTAATGCTTGGCGATAGCGCATTCTGACCTCCCTAAATGGGAGGACAGAATGCTTTTTGAACTATAACTATTTGTATAACAAATATTACAGAATGAAAGAAAAGAAAGCCTAAGAGGCTTTCCATTTATATACAATATATTTTTATACATATAGAACCTTTCTGATTGTAAAAAAGAAAACCTAAGAGGTTTTCCTTTAACCCGCGCGCGAAGCGCGCGCAAAATTTTATCCACAGGCTGTGGATAAACCTGTGGATAAGTTTGTGTTGGATTATTTTGCTAGTAATTGCACCATGTACAGGCTAGGTGTTTAGATACTTGCAAATTACATTTCGCACATATAGTCATATGTGGATTGTCTAGCCATGCTTCAATATAATTCCATGTCGTGCGTTGGTTCATTATCAACTCAGGGTGGAATCTGTCTGTAATGTAAGTCCAACTTGGAATAGTTCTAGGGTCATTATCGTATTCACGATACTGGCCTAGAGTTGGTTCGTAATCCTGACCAACTTTGGCGTTAATTGGTAAGGCGTTGGACTTTGGCATTTTGTGGTATCCATATCCTGTATTTACATATGCAGGCATGATGATGCCTTCATTATCTTGGTCTTGATGTTCTTCAATAAATACGACTTCGATTAATTCTCCGTCTGTATCTTTTGTTTCAATTCTGCAACCTTGTGCAGAATTAAATACTCCTAAGAGTTCGCTTTCGTTTTTTTCTAATGTGATAAACACTTTGTTTATCTCCTTTCTTTAGAAAAATTATATAATTATTTTTAATTACCTGTCAATGATTTCCAAAAGTTTTTTTTGGCGAGTCGTTTTTTGACTCGGCTAATGACTTTCGGATATCGTTTTTTATGTTGGCTCTAGGGCTGGAATAAATCCAACCCCAGAAACCACCCACCTTAACCCGCAAAAAATACGGATTAATGTTGTTCGCGATTAACCTCAGCAATAGAGAAATCAACGATATTACGGAAAGTACGAGGCGCAGATTTAGCACCTTTTTCCAATCGTTCCATAACTGGTTCGAAAGAAATTTCCGCAAAATCAGCAACATGCTTGATTTCACCTTTGCTATTTTTAACAGGTTCAGCGAACCCATTATCAACTAACTCACGCAACTTTTCAACAATCACAGGATTGTTAGAGGTCACATATTCGTAACCCATTTGCGTATAAGGAGTACCGTTTTTAGAAGTCTTAACGATACTGCCGTTAATCGAAATAGCCACACGACCTGCTGCAGGGAAAGAGATTGCTCCCTTTACTGCTGTTGCACTAAATGCCATATATCCTCTTTCTGCTTTTAAGGGAACTTCCCTCTTGGCACTTGTTCCAAGAGGAAAGTTCTTGCAGTTGCTTTTGCTTTTAATTACTACCGTCGAACGAATGCTCGCGCCTTCTGCGAGCGCTTATGAGAGAGACAGCAACAAGAGTACGCAAGTTCCGTATACAATCACTAGCAAGAAATAATTTCGCACTTCTTGCCAACAGGAACCGATAAAGACAGGCGCACCCAAACCGTCAACCTGACTTCTGCCAGGGCAGCATAGTTATGGTTACATTGGGCAAGTTCCGAGCATGCCACGCAGTGGCTGCGAGGACTTGCGTCTGCAAAAACCCTGCACCACGTAGTGGTGTGCTGCCGTAGGCAGCAGGGTTGTGAGCGTAGCGAGCAACCCCAGGGTTTTTAACCGACGTGTGACTGTCGTATGTATAGGCTTATTATATTTTTTTGTTACAGTTATTGGGAGATTTGTACGGTTTGTATAACGTTTTGATAACGTTTTATAACATTTTGGTAAACTGTTGTCCGTTTTTGTATTTTGGACGGATTAGTATATAGTGAGGGGTCTTTTAGACCCCGAACCTGGTTTACCTGTACGAACCCCCTAAAGGGGTTCGTCCGTATAGTGTTTTATTTGTTACAGTAGCGTATATTAGGTTGTTACAGGTTAGCGTTTATTTAATGCGGGGGCATCTATTTTATGGCTAAGTTTCAGTCTGGTGTTCAGCATCCTTTGATTAAGGATACTGCTGAGGCTAAGGACAAGGTGCTTTCTTTTGTGAGAGATGGCATTAGTGTTAAGCAGGCTATGGGGCTTGTGGGGCGTCAAGAGGGTACGTTGCGCCAGTGGTTGTCTAGGGATGCTAAGTTTGCTTCTGCGTTAGAGGATGCTAGGCAAGAGGGTGCTACTAGGAATTTGCAGGGTGATAAGTTAACCCTGGATTTTGCTGATTTTTCTAAAAATTTTTTACACAGTAGTGTGTTTGCTCATCAACAGAATTGGGTTGATGTGTTGGAGGGGCGTCCTCCTGGTTGGTTGCATCCGTCTATGACGTATGAGCCTTCTGATGATAAGACTCGTTTGTTGATTAATGTGCCCCCTGAGCATGCTAAGTCGACTACGATTACTGTGAATTATGCGACTTATAAGATTTGCATGAATCCTGATGATACTCGGATTATTGTTATTTCTAAGACTTTGACTAAGGCTCAGGAGTTTGTTTATTCTATTAAGCAACGTTTAACTCATCCTATGTGGGCTAAGTTGCAGGCTACTTATGCTCCTCCTGGTGGGTGGCGTGAGGATGCTGATTCTTGGAAAGCCAATGCTATTACGCTTTCTCGTAATTCTACTGAGAAGGACCCTACGGTTCAAGCCCTTGGTATTGGTGGGCAAGTGTATGGTGCCCGCGCTAACTTGATTATTCTTGATGATTGTGTGACTGGGGCTAATGCTCATGAGTGGGCTAAGCAACTTGAGTGGATTCAGAAAGAAGTTATTACTCGTTTAGATGACGAGGGTGTGCTTCTTGTTCTGGGTACACGTTTTGCTGCTAATGACCTTTATCGTGAGATTCGTAATCCTAAGCATTGGTCTAATGGTAGGTCTCCGTTTACGTATTTTGCTATGCCAGCAGTTTTGGAGTTTGCTGAGGACCCAAAGGATTGGGTTACTTTGTGGCCTAAGACTGACCAGAAGTCTGGTACTAAGCAACCTGATGTTGATGGTTTTTATTCTAAGTGGGACGGTCCAGCCCTGTATCGTCGTCGCGGTGAGGTGACTCCTAGTACTTGGGCTTTGGTTTACCAACAGCAAGATATTCAGGAAGATTCTATTTTTCGTCCTGCTCTTGTTCAGGGTTCTATTGATGGTAGACGTAAGGTTGGTACTTTAAAGTTTGGTGCCCCTGGTCATCCGTATGAGCGTGGTAACTATTACACCGTTATAGGTGTTGACCCTGCTATGACTGGTAACACTGCTGCTGTGTGTATTGCTTTTGATAGGAATACTCATGAGCGTTGGGTGCTTGATGTGTGTAATATGGTTGACCCTAATCCTCAAAAAATTCGAAGTTTGTTTGAGGACTGGACTGTTAAGTATCAGCCTAATGAGTTGCGTATAGAAATTAACGCTCATCAAAAATCTTATGCTTTAGACACTGAACTTAACCAGTGGCTTGGTTCTCGTGGTGTTCAGTTAAGACCTCATTTTACTGGTAAGAATAAGTGGGATGAATCTTTTGGTGTTGCGTCTATGGCACCTTTGTTTGGTACTGAACGTGATGGTAAGTTTCAAAAAGATAATCTTCTTAAACTTCCAAGCACTGAAGGCAATGAGCATGTTAAGGCTCTTGTTGAGCAGTTAATTACTTGGGACCCTAATGTTAAAAGGTCTCAGAAAACTGATTGCGTTATGGCTTTATGGTTTGCCGAGATTCGTTTTAAAGAATTAATTCAACAATCAGGTTATATGCAGAATCATTCATATAATCGTTATGCAACTAAGAAAAACATTTCTCAACGTGGTGTTGTGAATTTAGATGAACTGGCTGCAGCGCAGCATAGTGAACAATATTTATAGGAGTTTGAATGGCACTTGGTGTGCAACAGATAGCAGATAAAGTTGAGGCGTTAAAGCGTCGCAACGTTGACCGCGATACACGTATGGCAAATGTTTTGTCTGTACGTCGTGGTGAAATCTCTAACGTTTATCCTGACTTTTTCCCTGAAGGTATGTCTCAACCAATGATTGCTAATTTCATTGATGTTGCTGCACGCGATTTAGCAGAAGTGCTTGCTCCCCTTCCAAGTTTTAACTGTGCCACAGTTAACATAAATTCTGACCGTGCTAAAGCACAGGCAGATAAACGCAGCATGATTACGAACTTTTATGTTCAATCTTCACGTCTGCAGACACAGATGTATACAGGGGCTGATTGGTTTCTTACATATGGCTTT